GTCTCTCATGTGTTTTCTTGATATCATCAAATCTACCACACCAAGCTGCTACTATCTTATCCTGTTCTATATAACTCTCAACCTCAATACCATTAACCTTAGTTACTTCAACCGGAGCTTTCATTATATAGATGGAACATAATGATTCTGAGGTAGTTGTCTTTCCTTCTGACACGGGGTCAATGGATGCATAGTACATACCAAAGGTTGGATCTTTAACAGGTCTTTCCCATACTACCAGTGTTCCTGTTTTATCCTCTGTCTTTTTAGATATAGGAAATTCAGATACAGGAAGTTTATTTGTTTCTCTTACTTTAGGGTTGCCTGTTTCATCCCTGTAGATATCCAGAAATTCATAAGCGTATTCTTTGTCTTCTATTCTTCTTAGCTGTGCTCCTACAAGATGCTGAGGGAATACTGATACCTTTCTATGAGCAAATGCTTCTTCTATGTTTCTAGGATGCTGTGATACCTCAAGCTGATATGCTTCAGGAGCCATTTTCTTTTTACATTCTTCAAAGTAATCATCCAGGGCCTTGAGGGCTTCTTCTACTTTTGAGTTACCGTACTCATCAATATATGGTGGCATTGACCATTGTTCAGGTATAAATAATCCTGATAGACCGTGTGTATAATCTTTATCTATTAGATTAGTATCTACTGCATAGATGTCATTAGCTTCCGGATTAAGAATCATTTCTTTTAGTGGTTCACACTGATCCAAGTCACCCACAGATCCTGCAGCAATAAACATTCCTGTAGTTATCATACCTGATTTAAGTGCAGGTTTGATATATCCGTAGGTTGTATCCATCTTAGGTGCAATACCAGCTTCCTCATGAAAGAAGTATTTAACTGGTCCACCGACACCATTAGTAGGGTCTTTCTCAAATGACATTCCCTGTATTGTACCTTTGAGACCTACTTCTGTTTTTCTATCTCCTTTTCTTACTTCAATCTTCTGTTGCCACATCATGACCTTGTCTGGAGACATTGGTCTATACCAAGCTGTATGTTCATTTAAGAATGCTGCATATTCATTTAAGAATTTCCATGTACCTTTCTCATTGATGTAATCCTTAAGTGATGCACCCATCTTAAGAGTAACTCCGGCTTCAAACCATTGTTGATTAATAAGTTTACCTGCGTGGTAGTATGATGATGCAATCTGACGTTTCTTAAGAATAGCAGAATGCTTGTAATGTAACTCTGCTAATAGCTCATATAAAGCCATGTGATACTGAGCATCACGTATATCAGCAAATCCAAAAGCTTGAATCTCTTTGTTAAAGATAGGTAGGAAGTTTAGCCACATATAATACTCACGAGCCAAGAACCAAATCTCCTTACCTGACTTTACAATTACTCCTTTTCTACACCGGTCTTTCTGATCATCCCAGTACTTTATAAAGTCCTTAGATTTAAAAGGAGCAGTACAATATACTTTATCTCTTTTAAAGATCTGTGCTTGTTCATTAAAGATCCTAGCACTGTCTTTATTAAAGTTATATTGTCCAGGTTCTTTGAATATACTAAATACAAAAGTGCGGAAGTCATCTCTTGTATCAAAGTTAGTAGTAGTCCAAGTACCGTTATCCCAGGTTGGTATGTCGTTCCAGAAGTTCATTATGAGTCATATGCTAGTCCTTGTCCACCTCTTACTTTACTTTGCTGTTCCTCTTGCAGGTCTTTGTATACACCCTTAAAGGATTGTCTGATTCCATCAAAGTCTTTTGCAAGTGCTCTAATTTGAGCTATGTTACCATCTTTACCATCCGTAATTTGTGCAGTAGCAAGATATCTAGATATTCTATCTAATGCCTTCTGCATACCCTCATACGCGCGGGAGGTTGGTGTTTCATACATTCTTTTGCATGCATTTAGAGCTACTACAATATCATCATCTTCTACAGAGAAGTCACAGTCTATCTCAGTTAGAATAAGATCTTCTTTGTCCATATGAGGTACATTGAAGAATGGATTCATATCTGGGTTAGGACATGTCATGTAGAATAGATACAGATATATCTTAAGATATTGATCCGGATAGTTATCCATTATATCTTTTAAAGATTTTAGTGTATAGCAATGTTCAGTAGGCACTATAACTCCATTTTGAACATCAAATATTCTTGCTATCATTTCTTTTTAATTTTATCTCGGTTATCATATAACCAGTTAATAATGCTTATTACTTCATCTTTAAGATATGGTATTTCAATTGGTATAACTTCTTTTACTACCGGATCCCCGTTATCAAGATACTTAATAATTGGATATCCATAGTCATCATCTCCTTCAGTCTCAAATAAAACATGATGAATAAACATCTTACCTGGTTTTAGTTTAGGATTGTGCTTTAGTATAATGTACATATAAATACTGAGCTGTATACTATAATGATTAAAGTTACAGTCATCTAAATGTGCTACTGGAAACAAAAGCTTTTCTGTATCACCTTCCCAGTTTCTGAATCCTTCTGTTTTGATTTCTTTATTAGTCTTATAGTCAGTAATATTTACATGACCATTTACTACTTCTACTAAATCTGACTGGCCACAAATACCGGCAGACTTAAGAAATACCATATGTTCAGGATAAACACCTGCATCTAGTTTCTGAGATGGGGCATGTTTTAAACCATTAACTTCTGGTACAGGTGGTATTATTGGTATAGGAGAACCTTCTCTTTCTATAGAAGCTAGAGAACAAATGTCTGCTTCTCTCTGATTATGATAATAAGTACCAAGTGTTGTTGCACGGTCTGCTTCCCCATTCCAGATAGCTACAATAGCTTTAGGATCTATACCATACCATTTGGAACGTTTATTCTTAGAAACTCTCTGTGCAGTCTTTTCTGCATCAAAAGGTTTCTTAAAGTTGGAAACAAGTGTTGTAACACTTATCCATTTTATTTCTTCTACTGCATCTACACTAGTATAACTATGGTTTGCAGCATTAAATACTATACTCATTATTCTAAATCATCAAGTTTATCTTCTTCCTCTTCTGTCATTAGAGCTTTCCATTTACCTAGAGGACACTCAGTAGATAGTGCTCGTGTTTTAAATGCAAGAGAGCAACCGCATTCATTGCAACAAGGGTCTGTACCAATAACAACACAGTCTGTACCTTTACTTGGACATCTGCTACATAATTCCATTCTCAGTCTTGATACATCCTCAACATATTCATCCCGGATAATAGAATTGCTGATACCTTCAAATATCTGCTTTCTATTCTTCCAAATGCTTGCCAGTTTTCCTGCCATCTCTAAATTTCTTTTTTAGTTCTGCAAATTCTTCTATGTTCTTTCTTGCATGAGCAAGCCTTTCTAACTTACTCTCTGCTACTTTTTTGTTATGATATGCTGTGAAGTTGCTATTCTCATAGGTTTTTGATAAGCTGATGTATCTATTAGTTAATCTATCTACTGACTTTTTTAAAATAGTGAAGTCTCCTAAACCTATTAAATTTACTTTAGGATGTTCTAAACTTGAAAGATTTTTTCTAATCTCTTTGTAGTAAAAACTAATAACATCATCAACCAATGTTTTAGGTAAATTTAATTCCTCAGATACTTGGTTAATTATTGCTTGCGGCTTCTTTGGTATCATCTCCTAAAAATTTATAGTCAAGCAAAATGTTTCCTTTGTACTGTATTTTTAAATCAGGATGGATTGATATAATCTTTTTATTGTTTTGATCTTTTATAACCAGATTATTCTTCTCTGCTTTATTAATACAGTTCCTTACTGTTTGTGGTGACTTAAATATCCAATCTTCTTCAGCAGACGCATCATAACAAAAGTGTGTAAGTTCAATAGGTTGATTAAATGTAAGTAGAGTTAAGCAGTTAAGATCAGACTCACTCATTGCTATACGGTTGATATAGCAATGAGTTAAGATCTGAAATTTAACCACATCCCACTTAGTCATCCTTACACGCTTTTGTACTTGGTTTACTAAAGCCATGATTATGATTTCTTAAGTTTCCATTCCTTTTGTTCTTTTTCTAATTCTGCATGCAGTTCTTCCGGAGACTCTTCACCGTGTGGTGGATTCATAAGCATTGCATACTGGATTTGATACTGAGCTCTTTTAAATCTAGTCTCATCAATCTTCATTAGCAATTCTTCATGTTTGAACTGTGCTTCTAGATAAGGCATTGATTCAGTATAAAACTGTAGCATTTCCTCTTTTCTCATTTGAAGCTCCTCTTGAGTAAGCTCCTGCTCTTCAACTCTGTTTTCCATAATTACTATATTGGTTTTAGCAAATATATGAAAAAAGTTTAAACTTTAATTATTTAATATTAAAAAACCCAGATAGTTAGACTACCTGGGTTAAAGTATTACTTTAAATAATTAGTTTCTTTTGTAGCACTTATCTCTAAATCCTTGGTTAGGAGTATTTCTTTTGGCAGTTTTACTTTGCTTGTTACGTTTTTTCTTATCCTTTCCACCTGATAGAATAGTTGATTGTGCTGATCCTGATGGATAGAAGTTAGAAACTATGTCTCCACCCATATTATATAGTCTTGTTCCTGCTTTCATAATTATCTGTTTTTAATACTAAAATTTAATAGAGTTACCATATAGAACTCTCTTGATATATCTACTTCAATTGTGAGAAAATCTATTTTGCCTAGTCTAAGACGAATAGCAAACTTATCCCACTGCTTGTTTTTTACTTTCCAATTATTTCTAACTATCATAATACTTAAGCTTCGTTTGTACTTATTTTACCACTGTTGTCCAACCATATCTTTCTGACATTAGCCGGTTGAGCAACTTTCCATTTTGTTCTGCGGGCTCTATACATTCTTGTTTTAAGAATTCTAGTAACATTCATAGCATTACCTTGATTGCCACCTAGTACATGGTAACAT